TTGTAAACAAAAGCAGAGCTGATCAGAAGGTCATCACAAGTGATGGTCTTCTCAGCCACCGGAGGTGCATTGTTGGAATCACCCAGGATGCTGTTACCAGGAGTATGGAACTCAGAACTGGTACGACCAGTGAAGATGAACTGCAGAGATTTGCCGTTCTTAAGAGTACGCTTCATGATCAAGTCACGAGCGATAGTGTTGCGTTGGAAGCCTTTGAACATCTCGCCACTAAACAGTTTCAAGTAAAGGGCGCGACTATCGGCTCCAAAGTTTTCAGAACCCGGGCGCGTAAGCTGCGCGGGGTTCACAGAGGATTGATATGTCATTAAAATAAGAGAATTGGTTATTTACATTCTCTTCAAAGCTTTGAAGTTTGTGGTCTATCCCACCGTCTAGACGGCAGCTAAGGTATCCGCGTACGGGCTTAGTGCCATAGGCAGGAGGAGTCCGACTCTGAGGTGCTCCTCCCACTATTTTAAAATTGAAGATCAGACCGCTCAAGACGTTTAATCACGTCCTGACGGTATGCAGGATCATTGTCATAACGTGGGTCAGACATAGCAGCAACAAGTTCTTGCTGACTACGGAATTCATTAGAATTTTCGCTAGAAGATTTACCAGTCAACAACTTACCGTCGCTACCAGTGGCATCGTTATAACGAGCAACCAATGCCTGAACAGCAAAGTAAACCGAATTAGGATTTCCTTGCTCCATGACTGCATCATACATATCAATCTCTTTTTGCTGTAATGTATTAGCTGCCCATTTCAACATAGATTCGTAACCATCTTTACCTCCAGCCATATCCTGAAGGAAGTCTACATCCTCTTGAGTGAGCTGTGGTTCTTCATCTTTAGTTGACTCTTTGGTCTCAGGTTCAGTTTCAGGTTCTTCCTCTGCCTGTTGAGGTTCAGTATCCTCTTCTGTTTCACTTGATTTACCGAGCTTTGTTTGCAATTCAAGATAAGCTTTCTCAAGATCTTCAGGGGATTTGTATTTACCAGCGAGCAGTTGCTGCTGCTCTTGCTCCATCTGCTCACCAATTTGAAGGGATTCTTGCTCTTCAGAATTAAGCCCAGCTTCAGGAGCATCTTGATAACTAAGTGTTTCAGACATGAATAATTTAAATAGGGTGGTTATTGCTGTGTTGTTTGAGCAGCTTGCATACGTGCGGTTTGGTCAGTAAGAGACATCTCTTGCTGTTCCATCATTTGTTGCTGACGTTCCTGTTGCAGTTGCTCAGCAGACTTAACAAGGTTCAAAGTATCAATACCTTGTGATGCAGCGAGACGCTTAACTACTTCCTCAGGGTTAATGTACTGAGCAATAGCTTCAGGTCCCATAGTTTGTGCAATAGTTTGCATAAACATTTGGAGACTTTCACGATCTTGACCACGGCCTAGAGCATTAACACCCGCTACAATAGTCGGCTTCACGATATCCTTTGGTAGACGTGGAATCTCTCCAGTCTTTTGGAAGACACTAAGTTTACGGTTTAGATAAGGAACAAGAAACTCAACTGTAAGTAGACTAAACAGTCCACCTAGTTGTTGTTCAAGTTCCATTTGTGTCATCCGAACCTCTTCGGCTGTTGTACGTTCAGATTGACGTACAGTAAGAACAAGAAAAGCTTCACCAAGACGACGTTCAAATTGCTGAATCATTTGGTATGCAGTACTAAAGTCTCCCTGCTTACCAACCTGAACAACACCAATGTCATCAGGTCTACCTTGAACAATCGCACCATTACCAGCCTTAGCCAAAGTAGAAGGCTTAGTAGTGCTAGAAGGTGAAACAGTAAACACAACCTTTGCGGCTGCTGCACTGCCTTCACAAATTGCTTGTGATAAGGCTTCTAAACTCTTCAGGTCACCCATGAACTCTTCGACACGGCCGCGACCATAAGCTTCATTGTCAACAGTATTGAAACGAAGTGGTAGCCAAGGCGTAGTGTCAATCGGCGCTTTACCTTGAGAGCCTGGAATAATTTTGTCATAAACTTCTTGGTGCCAAACAAATCTATTGTTGTCGCGTTTGATGATCGTAAAGACGTCTACATCTTCACGACTGTAACCAGTGCTTTCATCATCAATGCGATTCATCACAGTGTCATCAAAATCCTTGAGCATTTTTTTCACAAGGGTTTTATGAATCTTTTCTTTTGTAACGATTTCAATAACGTTTCCTAGTCCGTCTCTTTCTACAACATACCTGTTCAAAGGATACAATTTAAGCCTTTCCTTATCCATATAGATAAGCGCATTACCAGACACTACTAAGTGTTTGAGTGCTTGGTGAACAACAACTCTGTCATCAGACGCAGCAATTGATTCCAAAATTGTACGTTCAATTTTAGAAAAAGAAACGTCTAAATCAGAACGTATAGCTGGATCAAGTTGACCTGACAACAAAGTGGCTTCGTCTATTTGTAATTTAAAGAAGCTTGTTTGAGGAGGAAGGAGAGCAAGCATTAACTTACTAGCTAGCGTAGTAACACCTTTAGCTCCAACGGATTGCCAAGGTGTTATCAACGTTTTATAATTAGCATCCTCTTCATCTTGCTTCATCAAATACGGGATTGTAAGCTTAGATGCATCGATTGCAGTCTGTAGAAATTGGTTACGGCCACTAGCAAGAGCGTCGTATCGTGATTTAGCTGTTGCCATTATTAGATATATTCAAGTGGTTGATACTTTAATTCTTTATCAAACTGTTTTTTGTAATCGGAAGAAGAAGACCTTCTTGTCTGTGCTTTAGATTTAATCCGATCAGAGATATTCTTAATTCTATCCATTCTTCCTGACGATCCACTTACACCTGCGATGTTTCTCACACCTAAAGTTTTAGCAGCATCTACAACCCTATTACTAATTTCAGATCCAGCTTTAGAGTAGTCATCGAATTTTTCTTGGTTAAATTTAATACCTTTGACTTTACCCTTTTTGCCGATCTTAAAATTACTAAGACGGTCATCGAGCTTTTCTGTGATAGTTTCAGTGAGTGGTCTTTGAAGTTCTTTAAATAAAAGTGTTTTACCTATCTCATTCTTACTACCTATATCGTATTTTTCAGCAAGGGATAATTCATTAAAATTCTCCATATTACCTTGCTTAACCTCATTCTTAATATTTTCGTACTTAGATTTATCAAGCCTACCGTATTTGGCAGGGTCGATAGTCATACGTCGAGTAGCTTTATCTTTTAAAAGCTGCAGATAATTTTTGTCCTTACCATCAACCTTAATCGTGTTCTTACTATTCTTATCATAGAAGTCCAGGTACTGATTAAGTTTTTTGGTAAGGGGACCAGGTGCCTTACCTGATTTGTCTTTGTAAAAAGCGCGTTTAAAAACTTTTTTATCTATCTTTAAACCACTAAGAACATTCTTGATTTTGTCTCCAGGTTTTAGACCAAAGGTCGTTCCATCATTGACAAACTGATTACCATCATTTGTAAATTCTGGTGGGGGATCGGGTGGTGGCGGTGTGAATGAACCCCTACCCCCTTCCGGATCTGGATCTGTTTCTTGCGGCTTGGTAATCCCTAAATCGTCATAGTAGCCACCTGGAAGAATCGTATTACCATCATCATCTGTTTGAAGCGGACCAACAAAAGTAGATAGCCTTCTAGTAGGCTCAACGTCAGGATTTAACATCAAAGAATCAAGACTAACAGACTTGCTGGGCTTTAGTCCTAAGGCTTCTCTACGACCACTGTGAACTTCTCGTGCTGCTTTTAAAGAACCAAATTGTTCTTTCAGTTTATTTTTCGCTTTCTTGTTAAGTTTAGAAAATTTTTTATTAAGGTTAGCCATCGTTTTCCTCAAATCGGTTTATTAACCACTCCACAACAGAACGTTGACCAGAGCGGTACATGATCTTTTCAATTGAATCTTCTGGTGAAGGAGTAACCGACGGAAACCGGTCCTCCATTTCAGTTAGTACGGCTCGGGCTTCCATCCCGAAAACCTCAAGCATATTGGGGGAGATTGACATTACTATGTTCAAAGAAAGCAGGCATTCTTCCAGCCTTAGTATCAGCAAGCTCAGGTGCCTTGCCTTCATACATCAGGCGATCACTAGATGAAAGCCAAAATTGTTTGTTTAGATATTTGTCTTGGCTATTACCAAGCGGTTGCATCACCCAATTGATAGTTGCCTTGCGGAGCTTATCAAGAGAAGGACTGATGTTATACCCCAACTCAGTATGAACCAGACTATTGGTAGCCACATGAATTTGTTCATCTCGACTGATATCGGCGCTCGTAGTTCTCATCCCAGCGTCGCCTGTAAAGCGTAGTAGCGGCAACAAAACGAAGAAAATTGCACGCTCGGCAACCATCGCTTTGGTAATCGTGTGATCCGGATGTGCAATCCAAGCTTGTCGTAGTTTGAGTGCTTCGGCTTCAGCTTTTTCATCAACGCCGTAAGCCTTGGCGATGTAACCGAGTGCAACGTCGTGGTTTTCCTCGTCTGTGATATTAGACAAAAGGAGGTCACGCGAGAGCGTTGGTACTTCAGTAGTGAGTGCATCTTTAATAAAGTCACCTACAGGTAATTCCATATGACGCAAAGCAAGGGCACGGAAGAGAACCTCCTCCGCACCTTCTTTTACTTTGCCAGCTTCAACCTGGACAGGTGTCCATTTACGTTTACGATTGAGTAGTTTTTGATAAGGGTTCATTCTTGACAATCACATTGAGGTTCTTTTAGAAGATCCTCCAAGTAATCGTTGACTTCCAGTTCATCCAAAGCGGCATATGCGCTTGACTTGTCCTGTACGTCGCCCATCACTTGAAGGGAGTAGTAAAGGGAAGTCTGGGGCGATTGCAGCCACTCTTCGATAAAGCTCTCATCCATGGTGACCATATCTGACCACCAGTTCAAAGAGTATCCGTGAAGAAGTCCAGTCCTATCCAACAAAATCATAATGTTGTCGGCAACTTTCTTGAATGCTTCCCAGCCGACAGCAGAAGCAATCTCTACGTTTCCGTAGTCATATGTTTGTACACCAAACGTGCCTGAGTCTCTGTCAACAGTACGTGCAATAGGTGGTGCAATTTCAGGTGTTGAGGTAAAGCCGTCAAGGCTTTGTGAGCGGTAGCTACAAGACGCTGTGGGAGCGATAGCAAACGCTCTGACCATATTGTGCTGCCTAGCGATGGACGCCGCTTGCTCGATGCCAGCAGCAAGCTGGGATGCCAGCTCGTAGGCAGGGGATGCTTTGACTTCACCTGAGGTGAACTGCTCAAGAGCATCACCAAATTGTTTGTAAGTTATTCCGTATCGTGCGAGGAGGTTGGCAAGTCCAAGCATTCCAAGTCCGACTTGTCGGTCATGTTCTGCTGGGAGATATTCTCCTGAATCACCAACACCAGTGCGACTGTGGAGGGAGCACAATTCCTGCATACCCTCAACGAAAGCTCGCGGGATTGTGTCGAACTCACAGGCAGAGAGATTGATGTGCTCAAGCAAACATGTTCCGCGTGAGGGCAGGTATACCTCCAAGCAGACATTTCCGTAGATTCGATTTCCATCATTGTCATACTTAACTTTGTTGAGCCATACATCTCCACGCTTCATACCCTGAAGCAAACTTTGTTTAACTTCTGGTGTCAGCTCGTTCCACCAGTCATCACAAATATCAACGCAACGTTTTACCCAAGGTAGTACATCACGTGGTGTATCAATAAAATCTACAAGGTCAGGAGAATTAGCGTCAATATGTAACACTATGGCACCGTTCTTGTATTTGCCGCCCCTTCTGAGAGTTTCGTTAAGAGCCGAGTAGATTCGTCCAAATGATACAGGACCACTCGCAACG